TACTCAGTGCGGGTTCGACCCCCGCATCCGGCACTCTAAACGGCCTGGTCAGACGGCACATCACCACCGTCCCGAACATCCATGACACGGTTTCATCCCACATCCACGCCGATCTAGGCACTTCACCCATCCCACATCGTGGCAATTGGGGGTCGCCAAAGTGCCCATTTGGTCGTAAACTGACCACATGGATACCGACGACAAGGCGACACCCGCCGACGAAGACCGTGTCGACTACCTGATTGCCAGAGGTCAGGCGTTTCGCGGCGAGCCAGACCAGTACGCAGAATTCATCACCGAGCTTGCTGATGTCCTTGAGGCCGAGCGCGACAGGGCCGACCGGGCAGAGTTGGAATTGAACGCGGTCACTTCTCTTGACGTAGACCACTTCACCGACATCTGGGACTCGCTGCCCCGTGTCAGCTACACCACTCGCGTGGCGATGGCGCAGGCTGCAGTCGAACTCATCAAGCAGGCCACCGCATGACCGAGCAAGCAACGGCGTCGCAACTTTGGGCCATGCGCACCGGGGACGTGATCAGTATCCGACGCGGATACCGGACCGTCCTCTCCATGTACGGCGAAGACGAAGCGCGCGCAGTTGCCGAGTCAATCTTGGAAGCAATCGAGTCCACCGCATGACCGCCCCCACGCCTGTCGACGCCATCTCTGTGGGCGCTCAGGTCTTGAGCATTCGGAGCATGGCCGCCTTCCACCGCACGAACAAGATCGACCTGCCCCTTGCCGACATGCTCGACAGTCACGCCGACATCATCACGACGCTCGGGAGCACGCTGGCCGCCGCAACTGCTGACCGTGACGATGCCCGCCGTGAACTGGCCGAACAGAAGCGGATCAACACGTCCAACCTGCGGGTCATGACCGAGCAGCTGGAGTTGGCGCGACAGACGGTTTCGGACGCGCCGCACGACGGTCTGTGCAATCACCCAGAATCTCCATGCCGCTGCTGGAAGGCGGGGCTGTGAGCGAGGCGTCGAACCCGAGCGCATTGGCTGTCGGCTTCGTTGAGTGCACGACCGAATACGACTACGCCGAAGTCCCCGAGCACGTGCAGGATCTGCTGAACCGTGCCGCCGAGGCGCTTGCACGGTGGATCGAGACACAGGGCGTGTACCGGATCGAGCCGCACCAGGATGGCGATGAGTTGGAGTCGAACCTGTGACCGGCACTGCTGCGTCGATCCGTACCCGTTTCCGCGCCGATCAGACACCCGTGTACGACGTCCGCTACCGGGTGGAGGGCAAGTCGAAGTCGACCTCGTTCACGGACGAGACGTCAGCCAACGCGTTCGCCAGGCATGTGCGTGTGCGTGGGCCTGAGGATGCACTCAAGTCGCTCCGGCAGGACGTGGCCCGTGACGTGCCCACCGTCGACGAGTACGCCGAGAGCTACATTGCGGGGAAGTCCGGGGTGGAGCCGAAGACGCTTGACCACTATCGCGTGTTCATGCGGGAGTCCATCAGCCCTGCGTTTGGTGACCTACCTATTACCTCTGTGACCCCGGACCACATTGCCGCGTGGGTGAACAAGCAGGCCACGGAGCCGCGCGTGCTCAAGAGTGGCAAGGCTGCTGCCCCGTACTCGGCCAAGACCATCAAGAACCGGCACAGCTTCCTCGCTGGCATGTTCCAGCAGGCCATTGACCGTGGTCTCGTGCAGAAGTCTCCATGCCGCGGAACACGAATGCCTGCGACGTCGCGCAAAGAGATGGTGTTCCTCAGCTCGGATGAGTTCACGACCCTGCTCGAGTTCATCCCCGAGCGGCACAAGTCCCTGATCCTCCTGCTCGCTGCTACGGGCCTTAGGTGGGGCGAAGCGACAGCGCTCCGTCACGACGACTTCGACCTCGAGAACGGCACACTGAGGGTCACCAGGGCATGGAAGTCAGCCAAGAGTCGCGGCTGGTACATCGGCCCCCCGAAGACGCAGCGGTCACGGCGCACAGTCTCTCTGCCGGCGGATCTCATTCCGCAGCTCGAGCCCCTGCTTGACAGGTCAAGGCCGTACGTTTTCCTGAACCGCGCAGGTGGCCCAATCCGTCAGCAGAACTTCTACGAAGCCGTCTGGAACCCTGCCCGCCGACTCGCAAACGGTCTGCCTGCCTACGACGGTACGCGCAAGGGCAAGGTGCGCATTGCCGACCGCACAGGCGGCGTCTGGGACCGCGAACCGGCCGCTGACCCTATCGGCAAGACGCCCCGCATTCACGACCTCAGGCACACTCACGCGTCCTGGCTGATCAATGCTGGTGTGCCGCTGCCGATTGTCCAGGCGCGCCTTGGGCACGAGTCGATCAACACGACAATTTCTGTGTACTCGCATTTGGCCCCCGACTTCCACCGGGTCGGAGCCGAAGCGACAAGCCTCGCGATGGCTGGTGCGCTTAGCGCAATCGAGGTCTGAAAAGTAGCCCTTTTGGGCCAAGGGAAATGAACTACCCTCAGCCTTCACTCGGACCGTCAACCGTGGTCCACCGCAACACCTGCCGCCCTGACACCGCGACAAACCATTGCCTTCTGACAGTGGTCGAAAGTATGTTCGAACTCATCCCGACAGCACGCAAGGAGAAACCGCATGGATCAGGAGAACGCCAGGACCGAGGCTGCACGCATCGGCCGCAACGCCAGAGACGCTGGGGTTGTTCTCAGCACGCCTGACAACCCGAAGCTTTGTGAGCTGCTGGCTGAGTGCCGGCGACTGGGCGTCGATGTGGACGACCTGCTCATGCTCGAGACCGCGTAGGACAGACGAAAGCCCCGCCCTCCGAAAGGAGAGGCGGGGCTTTTTCGTGTCCGGTCGAACTAAAGAAAATGAATAGCGTTTTGGGTCAGCCCTGTCGCTGCTTCTCGACGCGCGCCTCGACCCGCTTCACGAACTCATTCATGCTCAAGTTCAGCGCCTGGGAGATGAGAAACGCATCCTTGAGTGATACAGCTCGCTCGCCATTGAAGAGACGGATCACCTGCCTGGCGCTCATGTTCGCAGCCTGGGCAATCACTTCGTTCTGAACACCGGTTGCGGCGCGTTCAGCTTTCAGCTCGGCAGCGATAGCTGCTGTATAGGCATCTGATTCGAAGTCTGTCTCTGGCACGCCCGCCAGATTAGCACCGGAATGGTCACTTGGGCTACCCATATGGTCACCCCCATATCTGGGTCACGAAAAGTCCAAGAAATGACCAATCGGCCCTTGCGAGTGACCAAATGGTCACCTATAGTCGTCGTATGGACACCCCGACGCTAACCCTAGAGATCACAGCGCGGGTCACCGAAGCAATGGAAAGATCCGGCCAAAGCAAGAACGGACTAGCCAAAGCTATCGGAACACCCCGCACCACCTTCAACCGCAAACTCGCCGGCCACACCCAGTTCACCATGCTTGAGCTGTTTGCCATCAGCAAACAGACGAACACCCCCATCGGTGATTTCCTGCCATCCCCCGACCTAAGCAGGACGGGCTAATGGCAGACGAACCCGAACCCGTCTACACCACAGACGAAGCAGCCGAACGCCTCCGCGTCAGCACCAACGTCCTCAAACGACTCGCACGCGAACACCGCATCGGATACGTCCGAACCGGCCGCACCTACACCTTCCCCGCCTCAGTCATCACCGAATACCTGACAGGGAACACGGTCAAACAGTCCGCCCCCAACCCCTGGGGCCTCACCGACCGTTCACTCGCACGCGCACGCCGCGGCGACATCTAGCTCAGCAACACCACACCCGCTGAAACGCGCCCTCGCTAGGCGCTAATCGGCGCGCCACAAAACACATAGCACCCCGGACGACGGACCAACCGCCAATGCGCCAGGGCAGCACCTACACAGCGCATGAGCAGTCGACGATCCGGGCGGGTGGTGCCGCGGCCGTAATTCCTGCTCAGAACCACCACATGTCGGTAGCTGGCCCCACACGGGGTGACGAGCACAAGGCCGACCAGAACCACCGACCCACTGGGTTAGAGCGCGTCACGGTCAAACGTGGCGCGCTCACTAGCACTGGTCACGAACCCGAGCTTGACCAGCGCTTTCACGTCAACTTTCAGCGAACGGAAAACAAATGAACATCCCCGATCAGACCAAGGTCTACGCGATCAGGAACGACACAAGCGGTGAGCTAGTAGGCGTTTTGCTCTATCCAACCGCGGAGGTTGCCGAACTGCGCGCCTCAGAACTGGCTGCTGTATTCGGCAACACCTACGGCGTTGTTGCCCGCTACATCGTCACCCACTGACCATCGCTTTCACGTACATGCACAACTACACAAAGGAGATAGACGTGCACGACTACTGCGCCATTTGCCGCAAGCCATCTTGGAAACACGACCTGCGTGTCGTTCGTGACCACCTCTTCGTATCCGCCTTTGCCCAGGACTGGGACAGCTGATGCCTAGATCCCGCCGCCACGACCCGGCTACCTCAGACCAGCACCCGTCCGACACCGAAGTGTCCGACGTGCAGCAGCGAGTCCTCATGCTCCTGCTCCTCAACGGCCCGAAGTGCGACAGGCACCTCATCGACCTGTACCGGGGCCACTACCCACTCCCCGAGCAGTACGCATCCGACTCCTCCATCCGGTCCAGGAGAGCGGAACTCGTCGAGAAAGGCCTCGTCGCGTACGCCGGCCGAAACGTCATCCTCCGCGGGCTCAAACGGGACCGTGAACACCAGCTTTGGGCGGTGACAGTCCTGTGAGCGCAGATCGCATTGCCGCCCTCAACTCACAGTTGCGAGTTGCCCGGGCTGGACTCGAGGCATTGCGCGTGAAGCGTGATGCCTACGTAACTGCCGCCGAGAACAGGCACTGGACTGAGCTCGACTCAGCCACTCTGTCCGGTATTCGTCGCAAGCCGAACCCGAAAGCAGACGCCGCACGGTTTGCCAGCTATGCGCGACAGGCCGACGTGTTTACCCGTTTCGACGAGGAAGAGAAGCGCGTGGCTTTGCTCGAGGCACAGATCGCGACAGCGCGGACCGAGCGGGAGCGCAAGCCATTTACTCGCACGGAACTGGCAAGTGCCGTAGCCGTTAAGGACAAGTACGGGTGGCACAAGGTCCGCAAGGTCAATGCCGTCTCTGTCTCGGTCGAGTCGGGCTATTCGTGGACCGAAAAGATCGCCATCGACAAGGTACTCGACTATCGAGACGAGGTACCCGCATGATCCCTGACGTCGAGTACGGCTTCCGCGAGTCCCCCGAGTCCCGCATCGTCTGGACCACTGAGGACGCAGCACGCCGCATCTGCTTCGACCGTAACTACACCCTCTACGTCCGCGAGGTCAGCAAGCCGAGGGTTGCGAGGCAGCGTGTCTAACCCCATGCCCTACACAATCCGCGAATTCCGGACGCGCGGCTACCACTGCGACGCCCCCTCCAAAGCAATCGCAGAAGTCATCTGCCTACGACTGCACCGGCAAACAGGGCGTCACTTCTTCTGGGAACTGAAGGTCAACGCATGAGCACACGAGCAGGTCACATTGCGGCAGCAGAGGCGGCGTTGCGCGAGTCGAAGGCATGGTGTGGTGATGCAGCCGCGCGCCATATCGCCCGTGCACAGGTGCACGCAACCCTCGCCGCCCTCTACCCCGCCCCCTACAACAAGGACGCCGACGAATGAGCAACAAAAGTGAAGCAACCTGGCACCCGAACAACGGGCCAGCAGACGGCCTTGATATCGAGGCCATCACCGCACGGGTCCTCGTCGGTGATGAGATAGACGGCCTTGTTGTTCAGAAAACCGAGCAGGGCGATTGGATGCTGACCCACCCGGCCTATGACGACTGGATCGTCATTCTGCGCACCGAAGCGGCCGCAGAGTTCGTCGCGCACGCTCGACAGGATCTGCTGTCCCTACTCGCCGCCCTGGACAGCCGTGCCGCCGCGATCCGTGCTGAGGCCAATGACCACAGCAATTAACCGGCCCCTCACCGACTACCAAACCGCCGTCCTCCAAGCCATCGCAGACGGCGACACCGGCCAAGAAATCGCCGGCTACCAATACACATCCCGCCAAGCCGTCTACTCATGCCTCGAGCACATCAGACGCAAACTGCGGGCCACGAACACACCCCAAGCCGTCGCTGAAGGGTTCAGACGAAAGCTCATCAAATGAAAATCGACGTCCTCGCACTCGGATTCCAGCCCATCGAAGACATGGAACCCAGCACAGAAATGAAACGCGCCGCCGCACTCCACGCAGCCGCACGTGTCCCAGCCGCAGAGCTCCCCGACATCCTCGCCATGTTCGGACTCATCGACCCACCCCAGAGAGCCGCAGAGCCCTACACCGGCCCCACCTGCCGCAACGGACACCCCCACCCCAACAACCTCATCATCTCCCCCAAAGGCTACAAACGCTGCCGAACCTGCGAACGCAACCACCGAACAGGAGAAAACCGATGAGACCCACACCAAACCCCATGTGGGCGCGCGCACTCATCGAGGCCGGGAAGACAACAGTCTTCCTGGCCTCACTGCTTCTACTCGGCGTTTTTATCTACGGCGTCGTCCACTTCCAACTCGGCGCACTCATCGTCCTCGCCATGCTCTGGCTCGTGATCGGAGCAGTCATCGTCGGCCACATCCGGATTGCCTGGGAAAAGAGACGCCATGCAGCTCACCAGTAGCGGCCAAAACGCCTACGACCAAGCCGAAATCGTCGAATGCCTCGCCTGCGAGCGCGTCGACTACGTAGACGTACACATCGACCCCGCAGCCAACACGTGGTCCTTCGTCTGCCCTTCATGCACCACCGAGACCGTCGAGGAGTGGAGATGACCCGCGCCCTCATCGTCGCCGCAATCATCCTGCTCGCCGCCGGCACCTACATCGCCGCCGCCAGCAACCACCCAATATTCGTCTACAACGCATACCAGCTCGAGGAGGAGTAATGGCCCACGACGCCGCATACGAAGAACTCATCTTCGAAAGGGCACAAGAAATACAGGACTGCTGGGAATGCGACTACGAACAAGCGCTCTCCCGGGCACGCATCGAACTTGGAAGGAGACAGGGATGAGCCTCACGATCTACCGCGATCTGGAACAGGGCTCGCAGGACTGGCTGGACGCGAGATGCGGACTGTTGACCGCATCGAACGTGGGAAAGCTCGTCACCTCCACCCTCAAACACTCCGAATCCGAAACCGCACGCGCACTCGTCGACACCCTCGTAGCCGAACGAATCACCGGCGTCGTCGACTACGTCCACCCCTCGTTCGACATGCGGCGCGGAACCATGGATGAACCCCTGGCTCGCGACATGTACGCCGAACACCACGCACCCGTCGATGAAATTGGGTTCGCCGTGCTCGAGGTCAACGGGCACAAAATCGGGGCGTCACCCGATGGCCTAGTCGGCTCTGACGGTGGCATTGAGATCAAGTCCCGTAAGCCGCGGACACAGCTCACCACCATCCTCAACGGCAAAGTGCCCGCAGCCAACCTCGCCCAGATTCACACCTGCATGCTCGTCCTCAACCGCTGCTGGTGGGACTACGTGTCCTACGCAGGCGGATGGCCCCTCTACGTCCAACGCGTCCACCGCGACCCCAAATGGGACACCGCCATCCTCACAGCCCTCGACACGTTCGAGACCCAAGCCGCAGCAATCATCGACAGCTACCGACGCCGCACAGACGGACTACCCATCGCAGAACGCGTCGACCACTTCGCAGAAATTGAGATCGGACTATGACCAACCACTACGTCGACAAATCCGCCCCAAATCTTGGCTACTACCGCTTCGAACTTAATGAGAACGGAGCGCGATGGGTGTGGACCGAGATGGCCAAGGGGGTCACGCACGAGGACGACGGCCCCTGGGTGGGCAGCCTGGCCGAGGCCTACCGCAACGCTGCTGACGACTGGGAGTCCAACGGCAATTCCGCAAATCGTCGACTCGCTGGTCAGCTTCGTGCCGCAGCGACCCGAGCAGAAAAGGCAACTTCGTGACCATCGACCTGACCGAAAGTATCGCCCCTAAGTCAGACCAGCTCGACGCCATCGACCTCCTCTCGGGGCCGCGCACGTTCACCATCCAGTCCGTCAGCAAGCACAACGCAGAGCAGCCGTTCAACTTCCACCTCGCAGAGTTCCCACGCGTATGGAGGCCGGGAAAGTCGATGAGGAGAGTAATCGTCGCAGCTTGGGGCGCATCTGCCGACAACTACATCGGCCAGCGCGTCACCCTCTACTGCGACCAGACCGTCAGCTTCGGCAACGACGTCGTCGGCGGAACACGCATCAGCCACATGAGCGGCATCGACAAGAAGCTCTCCGTGCCACTGCTCATCAAGCGGGGCAAGAGCGCTGTGTTCACCGTACAGCCGTTGCCCGCAGCTCCTGCAGCTCGAGACTGGGTGGCAGAGATCAACCTTGCCGGGAACGACACTGACGCCCTCAAGGCACTCGGCAACGCAGCCATCGCCGCCAACGCCGGAGCAGACATCATCGGGCGGATCCGGGCAGCGGTCGCCGCCGCCGGGGAGGGGCAGGCATGACACATCTTGAAATGGACTCGCAGGTAAACGACTCAGAGGTCTGGTTCCGCGTCAAGGTATTCATTCGCCACGAATTGAAGAACGGTCTGCGTGCGGGCGACGAATTCACGCCGGTCGCAGAGACACGGAATCGCGATGACTTGTCTTACTGCCATGACTGGTGGAACGAGCAAGGGCACACGGCCATCATCCAGTCCCGATTCGTGCACAAGAGTTACGGCAATTGGACAGTGACCGCATGACCTGGGCGCTCACCTTCGACTACCCATCACCCCCGATCACAGCTAACCAGCGCCACCACTGGCGGAAGAAAGCGGCCCTCACCAAACAGGTGAGGGCCGCTTCTCATCTCAGGCAGGAGAGCCGATGACCCGCAACCGTGCATCCGCAAAAGCAGCCGGCTCATGGCTCGAGCGTGCCGTAGCCGACCACATCGCAGAGCAGCTTGGCGACGACGGCATAGATCGACAAGTAAAGACGGGACGCTACGACAAGGGCGATATTCGAGGCGTCAAGTCGCTCTCAGGTGACCGGCTAGTCATCGAGTGCAAGGAATACGGCGGACAGATCCACGCCGGCCCCTGGATGAAAGAAGCCCACATCGAAGCTGGCAACGCAGACGCCGCAGCCGCGTTCGTCGTGGCTAAGCGACTCGGGACGCGTGACCCCGGCGAACAGTGGGTTATCACCACTGTCGACGATTTGCTCGTGCTGCTCGGGGCAGACAGCCGGGGACATGACGAGTGGACGGACGGGGAACCACGATGATCAAGCCGCTCCTGCTCGACACGTTCTGCTGCCAGGGCGGCGCATCAGTCGGCTACCACCGCGCCGGCTTCGAAGTTGTGGGCGTCGACATAGACCCGCAGCCGAGATACCCGTACGAGTTCCACCAGGGGGACGCACTCAAGTTCGTTCTCGAGAACCACGAACGGTTTGCGGCGTTCCATGCGTCCCCTCCGTGCCAGCTTCACACCAAGGCACAGAAGATCATGGGCAACGATCACCCGGACTTCATCGACGCAACCCGAGCCGTCTTCGAGCTCATCGGAAAGCCCTGGGTCATCGAGAACGTCGTCGGTGCCCCACTGCACGACCCGGTCATGCTGTGCGGCCCCATGTTCGGCCTCGAAACCTACAGGCACCGCCTCTTCGAGTCCAACGTTCCCTTGGTCGCGCCAGAACACGCAGCCCACACCGTGCCCACAACCAAAATGGGCCGCACCCCACGCGCCGGCGAATTCATGCACGTCGTCGGCAACTTCTCCGGCGTCGAACGAGGCCGCGAAGTCATGGGCATGCCTTGGGCTAACCGTGACGGGCTGCGAGAGGCAATCCCGCCGGCTTACAGCGAGTACGTCGGCACACAGCTTATGGCCGCACTGGTGGCCGCATGACAAGAGAGGAGGAACCACATGGCGAGAGACGCGCGCTTGTTCGCACCGTTCGACATTGGGATGGACGAACACCCGAAGATCATCGGCCTGTCTGACGCCGCCTTTCGCGCGTTCTTCGAGGGCGTGTTCTACGCCCGACGAAGCTTGTCCGATGGGTTCCTAGATAGACGCATCGTGCTCAGGAAGTGGGGGCAGGAGGTTGCTGACGAACTCAGCACCAACGACCCTGACCGCCCTTCATGGGTGGCTGTGGACAACGGTTGGCAGATCCGCGACTTCGGCAACCACCACCCGCTCAGGGCTGACATTGAGGGAAAGCGGGAACAAACGAGCGAGGCGAAAGCTGCTGCTGGACGTCGTTCCGGTGAGGCCAGACGCGCAAAACGAGAAGCCGAATTGAACACAGCGGAACAGAACACGAACACAACTCGAACAGAGCCGAACAGAACACGAACAAACGGGAACCCAGAGACAGAGACAGAGACAGAGACAGAGACAGAACAAACAACCCCTTCGTCCACCTCCGGTGAACGCAAGCCGAAAAGCATCTACTCAGATGCCTTCGAAGCCTGGTACGCCCGCTACCCCCGCAAGCAGTCAAAGGGAGACGCGTTCAAGGCATGGGAGTCCCTGCGGAAAGCAAAGGTTCTGCCCGACATGCAGACGCTCTGCGAGGCAACAGAGAGATACGCCCAGCAGGTAGCAGGCCGGGAGCCGAAGTTCATGAAGCTCCCCGGCGGATGGCTTCGAGACCACAAATGGGGCGACGAAGAGCTACCCACCTTCACCACCCCGGCAGCCATCGGCAAAGGCCATGAACGCGACCTCGCATGGGAAGCGCAACTCGAGCGTGCCAGAGCATTCGACGCGCAGCAGGAACAGCACCGATTGGAGATCCAGCAATGAACATGACAGAAGTGACCCTGCTCAACAGAACCGTTTCCGGCTTCACCAGGTCGTCCCCATCCGACATCGAAGCCGCCGCCTGGTACCTGGTCCTCCGCGACTACGACTACGCAACTGCTGAGCAGGCAGTCGTGAAGCACTTCACCGGCCCCAACAAGCACGCGTTCTTCGAGGTCGGGTTCATCCTCGACGGCATCAAGGAGATCAACCGTCACCTGCCACATCAGATCGAAGACGACGTGCGCTCGGCTAAAGCGCGCGGGCTAATCGAGCAGGACTGGCCACGGAATGAGCCTCTGCCGGCCGAAGTGAGCGTTCAGCTTCGTGAGGCCCGTCAGGCATTCGAGCGCCAAATGGATGCGATCACCGGCAAGCCCGTCCACGACCACCGCGCCATGGACTTCGGCGGGATCGGGAAGCGGCTGCCCAATGGATGACGCCTGGGACACCTTCATAGCAAGCCTCAACCCCGAAGCGCTCGAGCAGGAACGGATGCGCCCACCGGTAGATGTGAGCCTGGAACGACCAAACGGTCCTGAAGACGTTCGCATGCGCCACTGGCACGACGACACCCGTGACCGGTTCTACAAGGCCCTTTGGCGCGCTGAACGCCTCGCGGAACACAGCGCAGCCGTTGCTTACGCGCAGCAACGGCGGGCCGCCGACATTGAAGCCGATCAGCAAACCATCGAATACCAGATCAGGGCATACGCCCGCAAAAAGAAAGCAGCCTGAACATGGCCATTACTCACCTCAAGGACGCGACAGTCCAGCGCATCTTCTTCAACGGCAAGGGCATCGCGCTCTACGAATCGTTCAAAGCGCAGGGGCAGGATCGGAAGAGCTACTACACGGCCTGGTTTGACCAGGCACCCGGTTTCACGGAAGGGCAGGTTGTGTCCGTCAGTGGCCTCCTGTCCGTGAAGCTGCGTGAGTACGAGAAGGACGGTCAAACCCGTCAGACGGTCGACGTGTCACTCAACAAGGCCAGAGAGACCACCGGGCAGAACGGGCAGCAGGCACCCGCGCAGACGGCCCCTGCCCCGGCACAGCCTGCCGCACCCGACGCATGGGCCACCACGCCCAGCTACGACGATGAGACTCCGTTCTGAGCATGGGCGAGCAGCTTTGGAGCCTGCCCCAGCAGCCAGGCACAGTCATCACCATCGGCGGGTGGACGCTTGTCCGCCTCGAGCCTTACGAAGGCGCACCGAGCGCCTGGGAACTGCTGCCCGCCCGCAGCAAGGAGATTCAGCACAGCTTTGACCGCGCCGGCATCGCCGGTCAGACCGTTTACGCCGACGACTGGGTTATGGCCGAAGCAGACCAGGAAGGCGGCTACTTCGTCGTCTCCGAGCCGTGTGAGCCATACGGGCCGGTCATTCGCCGCAAGAGCAGCCATGACTAGGCCCACCGTCTGCGCCGACCCAACGTGCCCGTGTTGGCGTCGTCTCGCGGACTACCTGACCACTGACCTCACCCGGCACGAACACTGCCTCGAAAACGGGTGGACACACACGAGCAAGGAGACGACATGAGCGATTTGCCCGCAATCATTCGCGCCCACGAATCCAAAGCCTGGGACCAGGCCCACGAGGCTGTGATGGAGAAACTTAGCGGGTACGTCCGCGACGACGGACTAATCGATCAGCACATAGTCATCATCGGGATCAGCCGAATGGTCAACCCTTACAAGGAGCAGCAGTGAAATACGTCAACGTAAACAGCAATGGCGTCACTAAAGATGAGGTCACGCGGCGCTACATCCTGGCTTGGGAGCGGCGACCTTTCGCGACCATTCCGGACAGCATGGGAGGTTGGCTTGCGGGCGACATGCTCGGTGTTGCGCTGCACGTGCTAACGCGGTGGCGAAAGAAAGTTGAGAAGAACCGATCGACTTATTCCGGCAAGGCAAGCGATCGATGACTGACCCATACCCGTCCCCAATCGACTCGAACACTCTCGCCCGTGCCCTGTACGCCCGTGACGAATGGCGGAACAAAGCCGAAATGCTCCGCCGCGAAGCCATGCAAGCCGGGTTCTGGAACGAAGGCATGGGGCAGTACTGGCCCGAAACAGGAAAGGACTCACACATTGACGACTGCGACTGACGATCCACTGCTCCTCGCCCTCGACCGTTTGACGATCGACCACACCGTCCGTGTACCCGTCGAAGATGGACCCGACTACATCGCCACACACAAAGGCCTCATCGTGCAGCTACGAGGCCAAATCGCCTCAGACCTTGGCGGCGGGGCCAATGCAAGCGCCGCACCCAACGAACGAGTGCCCATTAACACCGACGCCCTGGTCAGATACCAGGCACTCGAAACAGCCATCTCGGCCCGTCACCAGTCACTGGTAGGCGGGCCGTCTGCTTTGTACCCAGAGAAAGACCTCCGCGACTGGTACCGGGCATTCAACGAAGCCATACGAGCCGGCACCAAGACCGAGCACGACTACCGGTACGAGCTGCGAACGCTCGAGCGCTGGGAACTGTCCATCCTTGACGGCTTCGAGCCACCCAAGGTCAAAGAGCTCGTAGGGGATCCCTGCCCCTTCTGCGGGTTCACCTTCTACGTGGACAACCGCGACAAGCAAGACCTCCGCCGCCGAGTCGCACTGACCATCACCTACCGAGAGGGCGACCTCGAGCGATCAACAGCTCAATGCGGCGTCTGCGAAGAAGGGCGCTGGTTCGGGCTGATGGGTCTACGCGCCCTGTCAAACGACATCGAGTCGATGACCGCCCCAGCACGCCACGACGGCTAACTGATGCGAGGCCAGGCCGGTTACCAAACTCCGGCCTGGCTTTCGCATCCCCGACAACGAGAAATGAACGGAGCACGAGTGCCCCACCTAAGACTCTGCCAGCTCACCCAGACCAACTCGAAAGACTGCCAGCGCGAAGTCCCGGCCGACTTCCCTATGGACCTCTGCGAGATGCACGCCCTCATGACCGTCGCAGTCATGCTCGAGCGCGGAGGTGCCGCCGTCAAGCGCGTCAAGAGCATGTATGACACCTCATACGTCCGCCGAGTCAACCGAGGCCAAGAGCAGCCCCGACCAATCCAGTTCCTCAAAGGACGCCCAACCGTCGTCTACTACGTCCGCTTCGGCAATCACGTCAAGATCGGAACCAGCCGCAACCTGCCTGCTCGTCTCGTCGCCCTGCAGTACAACGAAGTCCTCGCCATCGAACCAGGCGACCGCATCCACGAGCAGCTACGCCACTCCCAGTTCGAAGGCAACCGCGTGCAGGGGGAATGGTTCGAGATGGACGCCGATCTTGAGGACCACATAGCCCACGTTAAAGGCATGTACGGCGAGCCGCTGTCGACCTGGAAGACGTGGGCAGCCGCAGCCGACCAGATGGCCGACACGCCGAACTAACGTATTGGACAAAGCTGGTTAACCTCTGCCATACTGAAGCCCTGCCCTAGAAGTCTCGAAACTTTCGGGGCAGTTTCTCCCCGTCGTGATCCGTCACAGGCGGGGATTTTGCTTTCCCACTTCGGTGAGAGCCGCTGGTTCTTAGCCGAATCGGGTCTGGTTGCTCGAGGAAATGAGCGCTCCCACATAACGGAGACGTCGTCGGTTCGAATCCGGCTCAGACCCAACCGCCGAGAGCGGGCAAGACCAGTACACGCCAAGCGCTGACCGGTCTTGCCCGCCACCCGTGCACAGCTTCCCAGCGCGACGCTGGGCAGTCCGCGTGACGCGGATAAGCGAAAGGGGCGCACATGCCCGCAGAGAAGTTCTGGAAGCCGACCCGCATCGAAGGCGACGAACCCGACCTCACCATCAGTTGGGGCGACGGATCAATGACCGTCAACATCGGTGGTGTCGAATCTGATCGGTCCGGCGTTAACCGTGCCATTCGCGCACTCCGACGGGCACGCGACGCAACATTCGGCCCCGACGCATAAAGCCTGCCCCACACGCAGCCCAGAGCCTGACTGGACAACAGGCACACACTTCGGAGGCGCACATGGTCACGATCAACCCCGCCCTCATCATCGCCAACGACTTCATCAAGGTGCCCGCGACCCGAGATGAGGCCGAGATCATCAACGCGGCTATCGAAAGCGTCAGCGACCAGATCGTTGATTACGCCGCCAAGCGAGGCCTCAACATCTACGACTTCGCAGTTCCCAACTACGAGCGTGTCGTCACCCGCACGCCGCTCATGCCGCTCAGCAAGTAGCGGCCACACACTTCCCGCCGCGTCACACGCACCTACAAACAGCCACCCCGAGCAGCCGCACAACAGCGAACCCGGACGAGTGGCGACACACAGCACAGGGCGTCGAGCGGGAACACCTCAACAGACGGAGCACAACATGTGGGCAAGCCCCGGTTCATGGGACTGACTGACAACTGGCGCTGCCGACACTGCGCCCAAACCTTCGTCGTCGGCTCACTCCTCGCAGACCACATCACCGAACACGAAAAATACGGACTCAAACTCGAGACCTAACCAGTCAACAGGGGGATCAGCGCATGGCGGACTACACCATCCAGCCAGACCAGGTGGGGGTCTACGAAATCCTGCTCACAGCAGGGAACGTCACCACCGTCCGACTCAGCACCCGGGGCGGCAACATCAGCCACACCGTACAAGTCAGCATCCACGAAGCCTCCATGCCCGTCTACGTCCGCAACGGCACCACCGTCAGCGTCAAAGACCCCACATCATCTGTCGTCCTCGCCGGCACCTGGATCGACCTCCCCACCGGATACGCCGACGAAACCGACAACACCGTCGCACTCATCAGCGCAGCCGACGCCACAGTCTCAGTCGCACGCGCATGACCACACGCGGCATCTTCAACCTCCAAGACAACAACGCCGAACTCGACCAACTCATGGCCCAGCTCAAAGCAGCCATCGAATCAGGCAGCGCCGCCGACTCAGCCGAAGTCATGGCACTCCAAGCACAAATCGATGCAGTCAACGCCAAAGCCGACCAAGCTGAAGCAACCGGGCAGAACGCACGAGACATGGTGCTCAAGCGCGACCCCCGCATCAGCACCCTCGAGGGACTAGCCGACCAGCTCGGCGGCGCAGTCAACGCCGGCAACGGCGAGCACGCACGCCTCGACCAGCGCATCGACCAGATCCAGCTGACACCCGGACCCGCAGGCAAAGACGGGGCCGATGGTAAGCCCGGCATTGACGGCAAGACAGGTACCAACGGCACGAACGGCACCGATGGGCTCACCGCCTACCAGGTCGCCCGTGCCAGCGGATACGGCGGCACCCAAGCCCAATGGCTGGCATCCCTGGTCGGGCCCAAGGGCGACACCGGACCTGCTGGCCCCGTCAACCTGCAAATCGAATACCGCGATGGTGTCGCAGTCCCACCCATCACCTCACTGCTCGGCATCAGTGCCAGCGTGGACGTGACAATCACCTGGCCCACAGCATTCGCTGACGCCAACTACATCGTCACGCCTCAGGTCAGCACAACAGCCGGCGGCCTGGTGGGCAAGACAGCGGTCGCAGTGAAGTCCAAGACCGCGACCGCCTGTGTCGTCACCGTGACAACTACTGCCCTGCTCAGCGCAGGACAGGCCACCCTGTCCGCCATCGCATACCGCAAGGCTTAAACTAGAAACGGCCTCAACAAGTGCGTCAACACTTGCGAGGCCTGACCCATCCATTGAGTAAGCAACGGAGTGGCTATGGCCAACAATACCTGTTCCATCGACGGATGCAGCGCCAAGGTCACGTCTCGAGGATGGTGCCGACGTCACTACAACGCCCAGTACCGCGGCGCTGACCTGCCAGAAACCCTCACCTTCGAGCCTTGCCCCCAATGCGGCGACAGCTTCACTGCCGGCCGTAACCGAAAGTTCTGCTCACAGCGGTGCAGAGAGCTGGCCAAGTACGAAGCAATGAAAGCAGACCCCGAAGCATGGGCTGCCTTCTGCGCCAAAAGCAACGCAAGATACGTCAAGGTGGCAGACCGGCCCGGCTACACAAAGCCAGTCCGGCCCAAGGTGCCCTGCTCGTTGGACGACTGCGATCGAGTTGCAACCAGCCGGAAGATGTGCACGATGCACTACCGACGGTGGGCGCGAGCAACTGGCCTCGAGAAGTCGCCAAGCTCCAAGTGGACCGACGTCCGCCGGAGCAAATACCACGCGCGCAGAGCCCGCATGAAAGGTGCCAACAACGGTGACAAGGTGCTACTCGCTGACCTGCTCGAACGTGACGGTGCCACCTGCTCAGCGTGCCACGAACACATAGACGTCGACCTTGCCTGGCCTGAACCACTAAGCCCAAGCATCGACCACACCCTCGCCCTATCCAAAGGTGGGGAACACACCATGGCTAACACCACCGCCATGCATCTCGTCTGCAACATGAAGAAGGGCGCACGCACCATGCCCAACCACCAGCCAGTGGGCGACACGGATGAAGCGCAGTAGCCATCACCAGGCCAAGCTAAGAGCGCGGGTAGCCAGCACCCATCCCGTCTGCCACATCTGTGGGCAAGGCATAGCTTGGGATGCGGACTGGCTTGACCCACTGTCCTTCGTCATCGACCACGTTGTGCCGCTGGCTAAAGGTGGAAGCGACGACATCAGCAACGTCAAGGCTGCGCACCGTTCATGCAACAGCCTGAAGCGTGCACGCCTGGTGGCTCCTATCGTAAGACGCAGCGGATCACTCGACTAATGACTCACACACTGGCATACCAGACAGCTTGAAGTCATCGACATGTCAGTACGAGCTTTCACCTTGCTTACTGAGCCGACTCAGCACCAGGGGGAGGCCCCCCTCAGAGCAAGCCCAAAGTACCTCCGGGGATAGACCGTTGTCACACACAGAGATCTGGGGGAATTGTGGCTGAGCTTGGACCGGTTGGGCAGGTGCTGTTTGACGACTTGTCTGCCGCTGTAATCCGACATTCTACAGCCACAAAGGCTTTGATCCTTGAGGCCGCTCGGGCTGCGGACCGCTTGGCT